ATGAATGTGAAAATTATAGCGCATTGGATGATACGTAGCATGTCTTTAAGTGATTCATGGTTGAAATCAAATAACGGTAAAGTACGCGATAAAGTTGAAGTGGTGACTGATCGTGATGCCTTGTCTGTTCGCATATCACCAAAGGGGAAAATGGTATTTCAGTACCGGTATCGCTTTAATGGAAAAGCCAAACGCATAGATGTTGGTACATATCCGTTAATGAGTTTAAAAGATGCCAGAATATTGGTGCAGAAATACAAAATCGAATTAGATCAAGGAAAGGACCCACTTCAGTTAAAGCTTAAGCGTGAAGATGACTATGCAAAGCAGCCGACTGTAAAGGAGATTTGTGATACCTGGTTTAACACGATTGGTATCAATAAGGTGGCATGTAAGGACGATTACCGAGCCTTTGAAATCCATGTTTACCCACGTGTCGGAAAACGTATTTGTGATGATATATCTCTGCAAGAATGGTCAGAGTTGTTATTCACAATCGTAACAAATGCAAGGACAGTAGCAGTAAAAATTCTAGGTAACTTAAAATTGATTATGCGGTGGGGATGTATTCACGGCAAGCTGAATAATCAACCTATCCAACATTTGAAAGCTGCCGATCTAAATGTTAAGAAGGTAAAGCGCTCACGTTACCTATCAGAACAAGAAGTATTTTGGGTGGTTCATGCATCACTTAGAAATAACGCCATGTCACCAAAAAACAAAGCCATAATTATCATGCTTCTATTTTTTGGATGCCGTGTTTCAGAATTGCGATTAGCCAAAAAATCAGACTTCGACTTTCAGGAAAATATTTGGTATATACCACCTGAAAATCACAAGATGGGGGATAGAACACACAAGCCAATTATTCGCCCCATCATTCCTCAAATTGTGCCATTTTTAAAGTATGTATTTTCATTATCGCCAGACAGTTGTGAATATGCTTTCCCTAATTTAAAAGGAAAGAAATACACCAGGCTAGAGAAGGGATTTCAGACCACAATTCCAATGTATGTCGGGAATAGCATTAAAAAGATATTTGATGTTGAGATTGATCAGTGGTCAACCCACGATTTACGTAGAACAATGCGAACACATATTTCAGAACTTGCACCACCGCATATTTGTGAAATTATGCTTGGGCATGGATTACCTGCGGTATGGGGAACTTATGACTTGCATGAATATTTAAGTGATCAGGCGCAAGCTTATGAAAAGTGGTTTTATAAGCTTTGCGCTATACTGGATAATTATGAGCGATTTGACATTAAAGGCTGTATATCAAGCGACTCAAGCAATCCATTTCTCTCTTCCCATAATGCTACAGCTTTGATTCCGTAGCGACTGCTTGATTTGCCGTGTGCTTTGATTAAAGGCTGAGGAAAATCCTTTCTACTACGCCAGTTAATCAAAGTACCCTTGGAAATACTGTACCGCTCCAACAACTCAGGAGTCGAAATATATAATCCCATTAAGACACCTCCTTCAAACTATTCATAACCGAACCCGATAAAATCGATTTGTGATTAATTTCTAAAATCTCATCAAGACTTACAAAAAATGGAACACTGTCAACCAGATCATTACCAGCAATTGTGTTTGGGCCATCAATACGTCGAACAACCCCAGTCACCACAATTACTTGACCTAAAAAGTTTTCAAATTGAGCCTTGATTGTGTCGCCAATTTTTACAACAGGTCTCTCAATCATAACTTCGCTCCCAAACTCACTTCAAAAGGTAACTTCACATCAACACTTGCTTCCTCGTTACGCATCCAGTAATCAACAGCAATGTGATAAATAGCCGATACCTGTTCAGCAGTAAGCGTTTTAACTGTGCCAGTTTTACAGATCACAAAAGGAGCAAGCTCATCAGCAAAGTCTTTTGCTATTTCGAGTATTTCAGTCATTGGCTGGCTCCTGTGCTTCGATTGCTTCTTCTTTGGTATCAAAAAACTTAACTTCTGTACCATGACGTTTTCCAAAGGCTAGCAATGCAAAGCAAGGCTTGTTACTTATTTCAATAACTTCAAGGCAATCAATCTCAACAATGGCATTAATGTCATTGTCACTGGTAATGGCATCTTTTATTCCATCAATACAGGTCCACTCATCCCAATCTTTTAACTTGAAGTAGTGGTGGGTATTGGATTCAGTTTTCTCTACAAACCCTTCCAGCACCGCTTGAGCTTTGGCTGCTTGCCACATATTCCAAGCGTCATTAGCCACAATGTTGAAATAACCGCCCATTGTTTTACTAAATTCCAGAATGTCTTTCCCGCGAATGGCGCATTCACGTCGATAAATTTCAGTTTTCTTAAAATTTGATTCGAAAGCTTCTTTTTGAATATCCATCACGCTCTCCAAGTCGCTTCTTTAAACTTTGCATCAGTGATTAGATCTTCAATTTCACCAATGCCTACATTGCTAAATATATGGGTCATCTTCGCCCCGAACACTGTGAGTGTTCGGGTGATAGTGGAGTAGTTAAAATTCATTAAGATCCCTCAAGTGCGATATTGAACGGATCCAACTCAAGTCGACGCTTGTTAACCAGTTCCATTAATCGTGGTTGAATCTCTTCATCACATGCCGACACATCAATTTCTAAGGCATCCAATTCAGTAAGGTTTTCAGCTCTTTGAATACGTACCATAAGTGATGGTTGAGCAATTGGAGGATTGAGTTCTACCAAACGTTTATTGATTGCACTTATGAGTGGTGTACGTTGCTCCGGAGTCCAAGACTTTGTATATTTGATTTGAGCATTCGCTTCTGCAGGTGAAGCAGCTTTAGCCACTCGATCAAGCAGATCAGCCAGTAATTCCTGGTGAACAATATCTTCATTCACTTGAACTGTTTTTTCCGTAGATTTAGATGCCTCATTAATCACTCTGCGACGAGTTTGAATGTATGTATTCAGAATCCCTCTTTGGTTATCTAATAAGCGAGAATCTTTATTGATCTCGTTTTCCAAGATAGTAATAGCCTCTAGTTGAGTTGCTCCAGTAAGGGCCAACATGTATTCACTTTTAACTGTTTGTGATAATTGAACAGGGTCTGGATCAGTAGGCACTACTTCAACTACCTGACTTACATTTAAAGCTTCAATACGTTTTTCACCCAGCTTGTTCAGCTCAATGATTTGTCCACGAACCATATGTCCATTTGCACTTAATTGATAACGGATCTGCATGACAGCATCTACGGTTTCAGCTTCATTGAGTTGAGCTGTGAACTTATCGACCAATTTCACTGCATCGGTTTCGACAAATTCTTCTGTCAAACTTTCCTCTACTGCAGTAATAGGGCCTTGTTCAGTAATCTGAATATCTGGCTGACTTTCAAATGTCTTTTCTTCAACAACATTTGAGGTAGCAGTATCAGGATCAGATGGTGTACTTGCCTGATCTGCATCATTCTTAGTTTTAGTTGAGCGTTTCTTTTTAATTTTGATATGGCTTTCTATCGTCAAAGGGTAAGCAATAGTCCGACCAAAAAGTTTACCAATTGCTTGTAGCTGCAATTCAGCATTTTCCTGATCCGCCTGGGCGAAACCATTACGCACACACTCATAATACTTTTTACACAATGTGGTGTATTTAGTGTGCGCAACATGATCAGGGTAAACTAAGAAGATTTCCATATCCTCTTTAACATCATCAAGTGTTAAAGGCTTGGTAAACGTAATACCAGCTACTTCAATAGTTTCAACCTTGATGCAGAACTCATGGCCAGGTGTTGCAAAGATAGTTGCAGGAAAACGGTCCAGATCATCAAACTCAATTAATTCACCAACGGCACGGCACAGAATATTTCGACCTGCCATCATTGCTGCAAAAGCTTCATTACCATTTAAAATATTCATGCTACCGCCTCACTTACTTTTGCATTACGAACGAGTTTTACTTCAACCGAATCAACCATTAAATTGTCATCTTTCACCAAGCGTTCAGCTTCAAATCCAGTAGCTGCTTCAACACGGCCTTTGATGAACCCCTTGCCACCGTGAACAGTGGCTTTATATGACCAAACATACTTTTTCATTATTCTTATCCTTTTAATGCTTTGCGAAGATACGGATCCAATTCATCCTGGCGAAGTAACCAAGATACATAGCTAGGTTCTAGGTCTTTAATGGCTGTGCCTTTATGTTTACCAAAGCTGATCTTTTTAGGAATCCGTGCGGTTTCGGACATAAGGAAAAGAGAGTTGATATCTTTGATTCCTAACTTTTCCACAATCACTTGAAGCAATACACCAGTAAAATAGATATCCCATTTAGCGTTATGAGCTTTTCGCAAATGAGTGCGTGCAAGGGCCTTGTCTTCCATAATGAAGTAGTACAAAGCGCTTAAATTGTGAGTTTCCATGTCAGGCCAAACCATGCGTGAAAGGGCAAGGGTACAAATGCCTTTTACATCGATTGATGAATCACACAATTTGATTGCTTGAATGTCATAATCAATGTTGTGGCCAATGATATAAGTCACACCTTCGGGTAAGCGGAAAGTATCAAAGCTTGGTTTACCAACAAGGTCAGCCTCAAGGATGTGATGAACTGCCATAGCACCCATTGAGATCGGTTCAGGGCATGAAAAATATTCATCAAAGTTTTGCTCATGATTTACCTCAAGTACCCCCTGCGCAAAAGTGCAAGGAGAGTAAGAGACCTCAATTGGATAGCCGTTAATTGTGTTTGTTTCAGTATCCAAAATAATTGCATTCATGCTCATGCGATTATTTCTCCCTGTCCTTGAGTTGTGTTGATGATGTAAGCTTTCACATCGTTAAATTTTGCCGCTTCAATTGCCATTAGGCTGTCAATACCTTGATTCTCACAGAAACTCATAACATCTAGATTTGCTTGAGTAAGTAGCTCTTGAAGTTCATTGCGTTGAACATTGGTAATACCGAAAAATTCAGCAGGATTAATCCAGCGACTGGAATTAATGTCAAAAGTGAAACCTAGTTCTTTCGCCTTTTTAAGCATGATTTGACGCATAGATTGATAATAAATATGTGACTTATCTAATGACTCAGTGAGCTGTGTTAAATCACCCGCGTGTTGGATTTCAGAGCAGCTTTGTTCCCAGTTCTCTAAATCTTCTTGAGCCTTCATAGTTGCAAGCTGATCAGGTGTAAGTGTGTTGATGTGGTCTTTGGCTTGTTTTATTAGATCAGCCAAAAAACTTGGATTAGTCTTGAGATCTGGCACCCAAACTTCACCCGTCTGAACCTCAACACCTTTGTCGTTGATAATCTTAAGACCCAAATCACCAGCATTTTTTGCATGATGCGTAGGACATGGACTAAAGCTAATTACACGAGCATTTTTACCTTCACCGGTAGTTACAGTGGTTAAATAACCCATGATGTCTGCAATACGGTAAAGCTCATTACGATTCTTACCACCCAAATCAGGACGATAAATCACTTGATCGCCACTCTGATCCTCAGATGCATGGGCAATAAAAACCACATCCTTTCCAGAAGCAATAAAGCTGTTTACGTATTGCTTAAAGATATTGTTTGCTAAGCCTTGGGCTTTTAATTTGAGTGAACCGTCTTTCTGTTTATTGGTATTGTTGAGCATGAGATGCGTTTTAATGCTTTCAAGCATTGCACCCACGGTATCAATAACAATGGTGTTATATGGTTCAAGATCACTTGCAGTTAAGTTTGCAACATCAGCCCATTGATTGACTTGAACCACAGCACCGCGTCTAAGCTCACCAGTACGATGCGAGCCTTTATCAAAGTCGAATGAAATAGCTTTGTCACCAGTGAAACCAATTGATGTTTTACCCAAGCCTGGATCAGCGTAAAGGTAAACAATGATTGCTTTGACCAATAAAGCCTGATCAGCCGGAATAATATTTAAACTCATGATATTTCCCCTTAGTTCCAGCCACGTGTGTTAGACCAACCATGCGTACCTTTGGCACGGTTAAATGCTTTACGCTCATACGATGGAATATGTGTACTTTGCAAACCAATCGCTAAAGCTTTACGACGTTGGAATGCGCGTTCACGGTCGAAGTTTTGGCGGATCCAAGGCTTAGCAACTTGTTCTTCCAGAGTTACTTTATGAAGTTCACCGGTTTTACGGTCTTCAGCAAAGATGTCTTTACCTTGTTCAACATAAACAGTGTGGCCAAGACGCATAGAAATGCTGTCTTGCTCATAGCCACCAAGGTATTCAGCGAATTTTTGAGTAGAAGTCGTCATTAGCGAGTCCCTCCATTAGCGGAAAACTGCAACTGGTGTTTAAGAGCAGCTTGTTCTTGACGATCTACCTCGTTTGAACAACTACGGACTGTTACTACTGTTGATGCAGCAGTACCAACGATTAGAGAAACAGCCATTACTTCTTTGAAAACTGCTTTAGCTTTAGCACCAAAAGAAGGGCGCATTTCAGAAGCGGTCGGATGCTGAAACAAAACAGAAGTCGTTTGACTTTTGTTAGTGTCAAACTCAGGGGTTTGACTATGGGATGGGATTTGATTCATACTTACCTCGCTAGTTAGCAAAAGCACATTTGATTCTCAGGTCGGTGTGCTTTTTGTTTGTTTACGAGATTTAGTTTACCAAAGGAAACTTTATTGTCAATGAAAAAGTTTATTAAAAGAAACTTATTTTTATATTGGGAAACTTTTATGCTTTAATAGACAAAAGAAAACCCATCACAGGGATGGGTTTTCTTTTAAAGATTCTTTATTTTTTGCTGATGAATACTACTGTTGCAATGATTGCTGTGACATTAACTACTAACAAGGAGATGAGTGTGATCATAATTTAAGGTAAATACGGCACAAGGTTAAATTATAGTTGGTAAGGTTGTTTTATATACACCTTTATTGTTTATTTTATATAAAAAAAACCCACACTGGATGGGCTATTAATTCGTTTTACTTAGCACTGAATATTGTCTTTTTTCTTATAGTAATCCAATGCTATATCTAAATCCTTTATCAATGTACTTTCTGTGTATTCACCTGGTGATAGCCTCAATAGCGATGGCATGTAATTGGTTTTGTACTCTACAGGGTAGTCTTTACATAAGATCTGAATACGAGCCTCTTGTGTGGTGTTGGGATCGTCGAGTTGATCTAGAAATCTACTAATCCGTTTATCAGATTTTTCAAATTGGACGTTTGCTATTGATGAGTCTGTTTCCTCTGAATTGGGTACTTCGGCTACTTTTGATTGGTTATCGCAGCCAGCAAGAATGATAAGAAATAGGGTGGTTGTGAGAATTTTTGTTTTCATGGTTAAAGTTTTATTGTTATTTGATCAGGAATTATAAAGGAAAATTGATAAAAGAAAACCCACCGCTGGGGTGGGGCAATATAATTTAAGATATTGATTCAATATTAAAATCTAATTCTGGTTGTGTATTGGCTGTTGGAATTCTTACAGGCTCAATCGAATCACAATAAATCATGACCTCCGAACCCTTAACTTTGTAGTAGGCACTATAATTTAAAGCATAATCAACTTGTCGATAACCCCTATATATTTCTTTAATTTCAGGACAGTTATCATAAGAAACAATCCATTTTGTTTTCACTTCATCCAATGCATTCCGAATTTGAACATGATCGTCATGTAGGTAGAAATTTCGATATAGACCTTGGCCCTTAACATAGTAAGGAGGATCTAAATAGATAAGTGAATCTGGGGGTAATAAGGAGTCTACTTGGTTTAAAAGCTCTAAAGCATCAAGATTGTAAACTTTGATACGATCTTTATATTCACCAATTTTTTCAATTCTTTTTGACAGGTTTTCTTTATGATAACGCGCATCCAATTTATAGTTGCCATTTTGGTTCTTACCACCAATAACACCACCTTTTAAAATTCCAGAACGGTTTGTTCGGTTTAAGAAAAAAGTAGCAAATCCATGTTCAAGTTGATCATGATCTTCAGGTTTCGCTAAGATAGTTTTTTGCTTATGCCATTCATCAATAGTAATTTGTGTGTCATTTACTAGCTTAAGAAAGCATTCAGTGTTTTCAGTAACAGATTTCCAAAAATTGAATACAGCTATATCAAAGTCATTTATATGAATGTTTTTACAATGTCCATTAAAAAGCAAATCTAGAGCTACGCCTGACCCTCCCGCATATGGTTCGAGATAGTCACCTGTAAGAATATTAGCCTCCATTAAGTCTTTAACAAATGGAGCAAATTTACCTTTTCCACCGGGATAACGAAGAGGGGTATTGAAGTTCATTTGATACTACTATTTGCTGAAACAATATTTGAAAGAAAAATATCGCATTCTTCTTCATTTTCAGAAGCCCATAAAGAAAAGATATTATTTGTTATGAGATCTTCCTGCACACCATTGTACCAACTCTTCATTGCCTTTCGGTCAATTTTTTTTACATCGTCAACGGTAGTTGGTAGAGGCACGTAATTACTTGTATAAAATTTATTTAAGTCTTTAATATTTTCTAAATAATAATTAGTACTAAATAAGTCGGGAGTTTTATTTTGCCAAAAATCTCTATTAGATTTCATATTAATAAATTTCTCTAATAAATATGAGTAAATTATTTTATCGGGTGGCATGCCGAAATATTGAGAATTTTGATTATTAACTGGTAATAAAACAACATTGTTAGCACTTAACAATGATTCCTTCATATTTTTGCTATTACCATCATACATATCTGCATCTAATATTATTAAAGATTTTTGAAAATGAGGTGTTTTATTCATTGCTAGTAAATTATGACAACCTAGTTTTGCTGGCACAAAATTTAATTTATTTCCAAAATAGCTAAAATTATCTGTTATTTTCTGACTAGAAAGAATGCCCTTAAAAAAATCTAAAGCTTCTAAATCTTCAAAATAAACATAAACTTCAGTTGGCAATGGAACCGATTCTAAATTAGCAGCGGCAATTTTAGAAGATTCCAAAAGCATATCATTCTTAATTTTTAAGTAAGATGATTTCTGCATAACCTTAGGTATATTGGTGTCGATTAGATAAACTATATCGTCTACTCTATATTGCTTAGCAATACTTTCATCTATGATTTCTTTTATTATTGTCAATGAATGACTGGTTACAATAATTTGAAGTTTCAGAATATCTGCAAAATTTTTTAATGTACGAATTAAATTTTTCTGAGCTCTAGGGTGTAGTCCTGCTTCTATTTCATCAATTACTAAAATGCCCCCATTGTAATCATCACCTAAATTGTTTTTTAAATTATTAAATGATGCTAATGCAGTAGCAAGAGAGCTAAGAGAATCCTGCCCTAAGGATATTGAAAGTGATGAATGCCCAAACTCGGGAACGAGTGATTGTTTATTGTTATTGTTCGAAAAAGAATGCGTATATATATTTTTTTCTGATTCTAAATTAAAGGGTATTACTGAATTAAAAAAATCATAAATAAAATCAATACTTTCTTGATCTATAGTGGTTATTTTGTGTTGTATATCAGACCAATCAAACTCTCCAATGGGACTAATTCGACTCATTCCTAAATATAATGTAGGTATTTTAATTTTTGAAGCGCCACCTATTTCATTAATTTCCAAAAATTCCTTCTCAATTTTATTTTTGATTCGCGGTATAACTCTCATTCTATAGATATATAAATTTTCGCCATTAAGATAAGATTGCTGATTTTCAGTTAGAGTACTTTCATCAGCTTTTACCATAAATTTCTTTAGATTTTTTTTCTGTATTAATTTTTTATGTGAGCCTGAGACAGAGCACTCTTTTATAACTTCGACATTTTTAATATCATATACTAAGTCTGCGCTAGAAGCCCCTTCCTTTCTATTTGCAAAATCATAATTATAATCTAAGAAAAAAAGTTCACTAAAGTCTGCTCGAAAGGCTTTATTTAGTAGTGTCTTATGATTTGTATATTCAGAGCCATTTGCGATTAGTCCTAAAATTGTAGATTTTCCAATCCCATTGTGCCCAGCAATAACTGTTATTCTCGGAGCTATATCTATGGTTAAATCAACTAAATTTCTAAACCCAGAATTGCCAAACACAACTTTTTTTAATTTCACTAGAACACCCTTCAAATAACTAATTTTAAAATTTATAAATCAAATGGTAGCTTATATTTTAAGGACCATTTTAATAAGCTATTAACCACTTCCGATCTGATGATTTTTCATAAATCCAATCACCCAAAAAGTTGAATTCTCTTAAATTCCTTATTGGCTTCTATGTTGTTTCTATAAAATTTATCCCTATCAGGCGCATCAATAAACTTAGTAAACGTACTTGCTTCAAGAAGCCTGTATATGAATTTTTCACCTGTCTTAAGCTCAACTGTTAATAAAAGCCATTGATAAAGCACACGGCTGATCTTGCGGGAATTTATTTCAATTGTTTGCATTCATAACACCACAGCACTCAAATTACGGGTGATTTACTTTTAAAACAACTCGATACAGCCTAAATAAATTCAAGTCGCGTCGGGTTCGCAGTTTTATTTATCTAGCCAACAAAAAAATGATTTGGGGGTTTATAACTCAGAATACTTTTCTAAAAATTCATCTAACCATCCTTGTGCTGCCTCAATATTAGTTATGTCGGTCAACTTTAGATTAGTGCCTTCTGCTTCGTTAAAGCCTTCAATAATAGCTTCAAAGATATTTGCTTCACTAATGACCTCACGTGCCATTTCCGCAGCGTCATAGCTTTGTTTGGCTTTTTTAAGCGAGGCTATTTGTTTATCAATTCCTGCGCCAATTTTATCTAATGCTAATTTAAATTCTTGACGATTAATCGTTAGAGCAGTTTTGGATTTATTAAGTGTTGCAATCATTATGTTTTCCTTCTGCGAGTATTCTCATCCAGCTCGCCAAAATTGACGACCCATAACTTTAAAATTTAAGCCGTTTTGCTCTGATACTTCACGATCTCTATATTTTAAATTTAAGCTATGCAGGGTGAGCTTTCCTCCTTCCTCCTTGAATATCTGCTTAATCATTCCTTCACCCTCAAAATAAACAGCATAAATTCCACCATCTACAATTTCAGTTTTAGAAATATCAATACCCACTAGATCGCCATCATGAATAAAGTCAGTCATGCTATCACCCTTGGCTTTAATGATTCTCATGCAGCTTGGATCAACATGCTTCCTCTGAAAGAATGACGGTGTAAATGGGAATTTCCCGTTAATAACATCAAAATGAAATTCTACAGATTCACCAACACCACAAGAAAAATTAGCTTCCACGACATCAATCCAAATAAACCCATTCTCTGTTTCATAATCAATAACAGTTGGCTTATGTGCTTCATCAACATCAAATGAAACATCACCTTTGCTAGTCAAATTATGCTTATTCATAAATTCTTGCATATTGAAATTATTGAAGAGTTTTTCTTCTTCACCTGTAAGCAACCAGTTCTGAGATGTTTTTAATACAGCTGCTAATGCCGGCAAGAATTCTGCCTTAGGTGTATTTGTTCCAGCCACCCATTTGGATACAGCCCCTTTTGTGGCCCCTGTTGCTTCAATTATTGCAGTTTGTCGAAGACCAAGCTCTTTCATTCTTTGAATTATACGGTCGCTAATAGTGGTCATACAAAATCCCTCATTTCTTGTTTCCTATAGTAAACAAGCACCTTGATATATGAATAAACTTATGGTTTACTAATGGAAACTATTAGTTTATAAAGGTAAACCATGACTGTAGACGAGCTAAAACTTCATTACGGAGTTAAAACCGATTCTGAGCTCGCTCAGAAGGTCGGATATACCAAGGGTGCTGTTAGTAAATGGCGAAGCAAGGGTATATCCCTAGAAACCCAAGCTTTATTGCAATTAAAAACAAAAGGGAAGGTTAAGGCCAATCTACAGGCTTTAACTGCATAGGTGAATTTATGAGTCTTGAAAAGAAATCTACACATGTTCGTTTGTCTCCGGAAATCCATGAGCGAGCTAAAACACTTGCTGAAATTAAGGGTAAAGACCTTGCTCAATACCTAGCGTTTCTCCTTGAAAAAGAAATCGTAGGTGAGTGGCATGTACTTAATTTACAAGCAAAATCCTTTGAGCGCTTGGGATTGAGAGCTTTAGTGCGGGATATATCTACTGAGGTGAGCTTTCCAGAGGGATCGGAAGGGATTAACGCAAATTTAGGCAAAGAAAAAGCCTGACGGGCAAGGTCAGGCTTTTAACAATTCAAACTATGAAGGGAATGAATATGAAATCAAATTTAGCACATGAACCACCAGAGTCGCAAGGCGACTTGGTTCATTTTCCAAGAAATGAGCGACAAAGTATGTCGAAAAAGGAAGAGCGCTACACAAGAACGCCTAATGCTTTAATTGATGACTTAATCATGTCTCAGTTGAATGATAAAGCCTTCAAATGTCTTATGTTCATAGTACGTCAAACATCTGGTTTTGATCGTGCATCTCACCCCATCGCTATTACTCAATTTCAAAAATACTGTGGCATTAAAAAACGCGACACAGTGATGTCTTGTATCCGTGATTTGGAAGAAGTTTGTTTAATCAAAGTTGAGCGAAAACTCGGTTGTTTAAATGAATATTTCTTCACTCCTGACCAGTACCGTGAAAAGGGACTAGTACCGTTAAAAGGTAGTACCGCTAAAGGTGATGGGACTAGTACCACGAAACAGGACGGGACTAGTACCGCCAAAGGGGACTACACCAGTACCGTTGAACGGGGCACTATTAAAGAAACATTTAAAGAAAATATTAAAGAAAACTTTAAAGAGGAAATCGCCCAAGAAAATTCAGTCGATGCAGTTTTAAATCTCTGGACACCTGATCTCCATTCTTTGAATTCTTGGTTGCAGCAATCAGGTGAAATGGCAATGACTCAGGAATGTGTCAATCAAATTTTACTTGAGGTGAATGCTCACTACGAACCACGTTTGAAAACAGGTTCGGTTACTTCAAACCAGATGTACTCAAACTTTGTGAAATGGGTCAAACGTGGTTACAAGCCAAAAGCTCAAACAAAACCCAACCTGAACGTCAACGATGCATGGAACAACATTCCCGAATTCCAAGGAGAGATAGCATCCGTTGAGATACCGGAGGATTTTGTATGAATACCATGGCTTTGCTCACAGATGGATTTCAGAAGGTTGAAGCATTTTGCGCTGAACACAACATGGCAAAGGTTCAAGCAGGTCCAAATCAGATTTGCCCGCAATGCGCTATAGATCTAGTGGAATCTCAAAACAAAAACCGCCAGAAAGAAATCGACCAGATGGTACGTGAAAAGCATTTTGCAGGTGCCATGCTCCCAGAACGTCATGCTGAATCAGGTTTTAAAAATTACATCGTTCAGCATGCAGGACAGAAAAACTCACTTAATCAATCAATCTCATACGCTAAAAACATCCTGATTGGCGCTAAAAACAACTTTGTCATGGTTGGTAAGACTGGCGTAGGGAAAACCCATTTGAGTTGCGCTACAGCTCGCACATTGCTCAACAAGGGCATGTACGTTCGCTATATCACAAGCGAAGAGATGGCCCAAAAAATCATGCGAGCTTGGGATAAGGACACCAAGGATGCAAGTGAAAGATCGGTGATCTATGAATTCACTCAATACGATTTATTGATTCTGGATGAGTACGGATTGCATGACCGGGATAAGCGCCTGGAACTTGTTCACAAGGTTTTATACGCACGTTATGACGCAATGAAACCAACCATGCTGATTTCAAATTTTACATTGGCTGAACTTCAAAAGGATTTGGGTGACCGTCTTTGGTCGCGATTCCAGCAAGGTGGCTTGACAGTAGTTGAGTGCAATTGGGGTGATCAGCGTTTAGGAGGTGGGGTGTGAAGGCTATCAAAATTCCTTGTGAGCATGACTTATTAAGCAAAAATCATAATGTGTGGGCTGATGCTGTAATGAGATGCAAAGGTGGTAATCCGTACTGTGGTGCAGATGGATTTTGTCATGCAGATGGAAAATGTTTCGCAGATCAAGAGCTCACCAGAGAACAAGCTATTTTAGAAATGGATCGTTTGGCTCAGGAGCTTTATGAGGCGAAGCAAGAAAATGGAAAGCTAAAAACATCTTCTGAAAGTTTAATTAATCAACTTGAATTTGCATTAGAGCAAAACAAGAAAAACGGAAAATCGGAACGAGTTTTTGCAATTCGATACTGCATTTCTGAGATTAAAAAAACTTTGCGAGGTGCCGCATGAAACACCCATTAGATAACAAAACCGTGGATTGCTTTAACTCCAAGTATGCAGTCAAGCATGGCGAAAGAATGATTCTTGTGTTGAAAAACATCATCAATAAGCGTGGTCGAACCAGTATGAAAGAGGTTCAAGGGTGGATTGGTATTAGCAGTTCTGCCAGTGGAACTTTTGTGCGTCAGTTGATTGCTGCGGGTTATTTAGAAACCAATAGCAAAAGACCTGTAAGTCTTAAAGCTACTGAAAAAGCAAAACAATTATTTGGGGTGGCAGCATGAACTTAATCGAAAAATTGGGATTGGAAAAGTGTAAGGCGATTGTGGGTGGGGCGCCTGAGTGGGCTAATTATTGGATTACCAGAGACCAATATCATCATCACATTATTTCATTTCCAAACATGACAGGTCATTCAAGTTATCTATTGAGTGACCTCCGCACCGCAATTGCTGACCATGAGCGTACAGACACATGCTCTGACATCCGCAATCACATTAGCCCTTTGACTGAGGTGAGTGAGAGATGAGTGAATTTCAAAAGTACTGGCAAGACTATGTTGCTTCGGACGTTGTTTTAGGATCAGAGGAGTATTGCGCTCAACAAGCATGGAAGCACCAACAAGCCAAGATTGATGAACTGCAAAAGCGGATTGATGGGGCTTTATTCGAAATGCAACAACTCTCTCTAATGTTGAGTAAGGACATTGATGGCTATGAAGACCCTGCTCAAATATGCCAGTCGGAAGGCGTTGATATGGGTGTGAGGATTTTGGAAAAAGCCCTGCGAGGTGAGCGTGAATAACAAAGATTTTCTAATTTGCATTTTGCTTAGCATGGCCTTGTTATTTGCAGTCAAATTTTTTTGGAAGTGGGCAACTGGTGGATTCAACAATATTGCCGTCATGGAGTGGATGAACCGAGGTTTTTCTTTTGGTATTGGATTCTCAATTTCAATCATTGTGGTGGTTCTAGTGTTCAAGTTGGTTGCAGGTGACTAATGACCAGCATCTCGCTCACTGAATATCGCGAACAGTATGGCGGTGGTCGAAAGACTGCCACTAAACGACCTAAGAAGGTCAAAGGTGAAAAGGTTATTAGTGAAGGTGAGGCAATACTGAGCCTTCAGCTTAAAGCGCTAAAAATCGAATTTGAGCAGGAATTTAAGTTTCACCCAAAACGGAAATGGAGGGCTGACTTCCACCTGGTAGAAAAGAGGATTTTGGTTGAGGTTGAAGGTGGGATCTGGAGTGGTGGGAGGCATACAAGGGGTAAGGGATACATTGGGGATATGGAAAAATATAACTCAGCAACAATGATGGGTTATCAGGTAATACGGTTTAGTACAGAGCAAGTGAAGTCAGGTTTAGCGATAAAGCAGATTGAGAAGATGGTAGGGGATTTGGGATGAATGCAGCAGTGGATAAGTTTGAACAATTTGAATGGTTGACTCATGGCATTAGCGCTAAGACAGCCAATTATGAACCGAGTGTTCGTGGTACGGGGGAAAAGCCATTGAATTATGAAGATCGTTTGGGTGCTATTGCTTCAATGGATACGCAATTAGCCAAATCAGTGACAGCTTTGATTGTATTTGATGGTAAGTCGGAAAGTGATTATGAGTATGTGCGTAATCACCTGGCTAAAATTATGTTGGCCAATGCAACAGAAGACAAGAAACGTGAGCCTGAACATATCGCTATGTATCACTTGGCATGGCAGATTGCACGAATGGTTATGGATTTTGCTTTAGATCCAGATTTAGAGGATAACTACACTGCCAAGGGTCGTTTGGCTTATGCAGGCATTAGTGGTAATCAGATGGGTGTAGATACCTATCGTATGACGTGGAAGGGTTATGAGAAACTAATGGTACTTGCTATTGAATCTGCTATTGATGAGGCATCCAAGGCTATTGAGTTGTATAAGAAAAATACTTACAAAGAAATGCGAGCATAGGTATTTCGTTTTAGCGAAGACTAAGGTATAGTTTTACTATACTGGTCGTATTACGGTTTGACCAAATATTAAAGCTCATCGAAAGGTGGGCTTTTTTGACATTGTTTGTTCATGTAAATAAAGGATAATAACTTTTTTCTTTTGAGCTTTAATAGAAATGGCAATTCTAACTGTCAAGAAATTAGATGATACTCTTAGTGAGTTAGCAGTTAACGGCAAAAAACCTGAAAAGATTTTGTTAGGTTATAAAGCATATGGCGACCTAATGAATAATCGCAGTTTTTTTGAAGAAGTAGCAGGCTCAGCAATGGATCCAAACAAACGAAAATATAAAAATATTAAAATTAAAGTTACCCAAGACGAATACCAGTTTGAAGTGAAGTGTTCAAAATAATAGATTGATATATCAAAGAAAGCTCGGTCATTTGATCGGGCTTTTTGTTGCTTATTGAACAGTAACCATGTTATTAAAGGTGTATTGTTTTTAAACAATAGTTCTAATTCAGCGCAAATGGTTAGAAAGAAGCTCACTTAGTAATAGGTGGGCTTTTTTAATACCAGGAGAAAAGTCATGCCCAGTTTCAAAAGTTTGCTAATTAGATAAAGACTGTTTGAGCAAGCACGTTTAGATCCCACGAAAGAGGATACAACCCATGCAGTTCATCGAGCATGAATAGGATATGCAGGAAAGTGATTATCTGATTGGGAGTGATGTCCCGCCTTAAAATGACAACGAAACCGAAAATTGATTAGTACTGTGCCTATTCAGTGGCAATCAAAGTAGGGAGTAGCTATGGACCACAGCATAGGACTTCTGTGGTGATCAATTCAAAATCAGATCAGTTGTGAATTAAACGTGATATTTATCAAAAAATTACGAAATAAACTGTTTGATTGAATAGCAAATATCGAGTAATTTTTCCATTAGGTTAGATGAGGTTATAGATCATCTAACTGAGCGAATCGATTGACACTCGGAAAGACGAGAATTACCACAAATGCTTACAGAAATGTGAGCATTTTTAATGCCCCGAGAAATGTTTTTTGTGTAAGCAATATCGGGGCACCCAGATTCTAATTCCCTATAATTCACGGGAATTAAATTATAAAAAGACATTTACCCTGCTGACGGTACCTTCACAAATGAAGGGACCATATCGAGCAGATGAACGGAATGGTGAGCTTTTTTAATATTTAATAAATCATTAATTAAGTTTTCCTAATAGTTTGATTCAATTAACATTATTTTTTCTTTTGGTACATTATGCCACTGAAAATTATTTGATTAGTGTACAAAATAGCAAACAGAAACTAGCTGTAGTTTCTGAATGACCTTTTAAGGTCCTTAGTTTATAGGCCCACATCATCTTTCCTTGAGTGGGCTTTTTTTTGCATGGAGAAAAGCATGTTCCGTTTCTTAATGTGTTTATTTGGCTTTCATGGTGCGACTGAAATTGAATACACGGCTGATGATGAAGAAATCAAAGTGTGTCGGGATTGCCTAAAAGAAGTTAAGTGATTATTTATTAAGCCAAATATTAGATATGTTAAACAAATAATTACATTCAGATGCACAAATCATCTGCTAGGATGTTTGCACATAAAAACAAGTAAATAGATTTTTAGGCATGACATGAGCCTGTTTAACTTGGGAGAGTTAAGCAGGTTTTTTTTATTAATATATTATCCAAACTTGCCGGACGTATTACGGCACATAAAACCCCGCTCAATATGCATTATTGGTGGGGTTTTTCTTTTCTTATCAGTGGTGACCATGACAGATCGTGTACAAGCTAAAAAAGATTTGCAGTTCTGTTGTGATGAACTTGCGATATATCAAAGTTTAAGTCGTTCAGGTTTAAAGCGTCACCAGTTGATGGCGATTGATGAAATCATGATTGGGCTTAAAGAACGTATTAAAAATTTACGTACGATTCTGCATGCCTGATGCTAGATGATTTGAAACTATATTATTAATGTGAGCAGGTAGTATAATTATTGGTATATCATGAACTTGGTTTTAATAATTAAGGATTTGGTGATATGGGTGTTTGGATTGCCAATAAAGATGAGTATGGCGAGTATCAGTTTAATGAAAGGCTTTGGCCGGACTGGTATAAACCTGAGAATATTGAGGTTGCTGCTGTCGAGCATTATCGCAATATAATTGAAGATTCAAATATTACTTATTACTTATATTCATGCGAAAGGTTAGATTCCAAAGCCTTAGAGGGAATGAAAAGTGATTGGTTAAGTTTTTGTGTGCCGTAGTAAGATAATTTATTGCAACCTCCTCCGGGAGGTTTTTTATTGGGTGATGGTTATGGAACTGGATAAATACAAAGCCTTAACAGATAAATCGCCAATTAAAACAAAACCACGTACCAGATCACTACCTAAACCAAGTGAAAAATACCTAGAAGCCTTCGATCGACTTAAAGAAATCCTTGATCGCATGGAAATTAAGTATGAAGAATATTTTCACTTCAAAAGCACCAAGCATTGGCGTTTTGATTTCCATTTGATTGAGTATCGAATGTTGATTGAAATCGCTAGTGGTCCATGGTCAGGTGGTCGTAAAGGTCGTCTCGCTACAAAGGCTTGGAGTATTGACAGGTATGGCCATGCTGAAGAAATGGGATATCAGTATATCCGCTTTGAAACCGGCGACATAAACATGGGCCGGGTAACTAAATGGCTCAGAAATTTAAAGGCATCTTATGGACCAGTTCAGACCATTCCCGCCGACAGATCTGATTGATCAGGCTGAGGAAGAAGAAGCGATCCGCTTGGTACCCGCCGTGGATCTAAAAGAATGGGTTATTAAAAACTGGCTAACCATTGGTGGTGAACTCCATAACCCGGATCACGATCATATTGCTGAGTTACTGCATGACAATGAAGAGTTTCTTGCATTCGCTTGGGCATCATCTGCCGCCGTAGCTAAAAAACGAATGGTGCTTGGTCAATGTGAAAAGGTCATGTTTAATCAGGGTGGATGGAAGAAAGCACGACAAGAACAACAAATGCGTGATTGGTTTGGCTTTGTGCCTCAATACCTAATCACTGTGGACGCGGCATTTTGCGAACAAACTTCAGATCGTGAGTTTTGTCGTTTGATTGAACATGAGCTTTATCACATCGGTGTTGAACGTGATGCAGATGGCGAGATTATTTATAGCGATATGACCGGTCTACCAAAACATTATTTGGCTGGCCATGATGTGGAAGTGTTCTTTGGTGAAACTAAACGATGGGGTGCTGATGAGTCAGTAAAACGACTTTTAGAAATTGCCAAGAATGCTCCATTCGTATCAGAAACTAATATTGCTGCTTGTTGTGGGAACTGTGTGATTGGTTAGAGCTGAAAGGCTCTATTTTTTTGCCTATCTTGCATGACGTAGCATGACAAAGGTGATTTTATGGCAGCACTTAAAGAGCCTGTAAAAATGTTTATAGTTCAGTCTCTTGCATGCTTTGAAACACCTCAACAAGTGGCTGATGCTGTCATGCAAAGATTTGGTATCGAGATTGATCGTAGGCAATGTGAAAATTACGACCCAACAAAATTTGCTGGACGTAATCTAAGTAAAAAATTAAAGGACTTATTTGAACAATCTCGCAACGATTTTCGAAAAAATATTGAAGATATTGCGATTGCGAATAAAGCTTTCCGTTTACGTGAACTTCAAAACATGTATGAAGACTCCGGCAAAAATAAACGAGCCAAGCAGAATTTATTGAAGCAAGCATTCCAAGAAACTGATGGTCGTGTGACTAAACAGGAAATCACTGGTAAAGATGGCGGTCCTATTCAACAGGAAACTAAAAACCCACCCCAATACACACCAGAGCAACTTGCAGGCATGACCGCGCAAGAGCTTTCACGTTTGGCAATTAATGGCAAGTTATGACTTATGCAATTGAAGATATAGCGCCACTAATTAAAGAGTGGACGATTAACACACGTCTACCTGAAGTCGTTGAAGAGATGACAAGGCGTTATTACTACAGAATGCTGATTGAGCAAAATGAGCTAAGTAAACAGGCTGAAATATATAAATGCAGTAAAGATCCTATCCATTGGTTTAATCATTGGGTATGGACTTACGATCCGCGAGGTATGCCGTTTGGTTTACCTGCAAACATTCCTTTTGTATTGCGTCCAGGTCAGGTTGATCTTGTAAATTGGCTGCTTGAGCGCGAGAGCACACAAACACATGGTTTGATTGAAAAAAGCCGTGATGAAGGCATGAGTTATGTTGTTCTGGGTTTTTACCTGCATCGATGGCTTTTTGTCGAAGGCTTTGCAGGTGGTGTGGGTAGTCGTAAAGAAGATCTGGTTGATAAGAAAGGTGATCCAAAAACACTACTTCACAAGTTTCGTGACATGTTCTCAAAAATGCCTAATTGGATGAAGCCTAAAAGCTTTGTCGAGAAGGTTCATGACAACTACATGCGTATTATCAACCCTGATAATGGTGCAACGGTCACCGGTGAAGCAGGAGATAACATTGGTCGTGGTGGTCGTACCACAATGTACTTTCTTGATGAATGGGCATTTGTGGAAAGACAGGAAGCTGTAGATGCGGCAATCTCTCAAAACACCAACGTACACATCAAAGGTTCAACTCCAAACGGTATTGGTGATAAGTTTCACCAGGATCGTTTTAGTGGTCGCTACGCAGTATTCACCATGGCATGGCGCGACAATCCAGATAAAAACTGGACTGTTACATTCAATGGGAAATTGATTCATCCATGGTATGAGAAGCAACTCGCAACACTGGATGACATTGTTTTAGCCCAAGAAGTTGATATTGATTACGCTGCATCGGTTGAGGGTGTATTGATTCCATCAGCATGGGTGCAGGCTGCTGTTGATTCTCATCTTAAGCTAAACATTCAGCCATCAGGTGAGCGAATGGGTGCGCTTGATGTGGCAGATGAAGGCAAGGATAAAAACTCATTTGCTGAACGTCATGGCATTGTATTGCAGTATCTGGAGACATGGTCGGGCGTTGGTGACGACATCTTTGGAACCACTCAAAAAGCGATTGATCTTTGCTTAGACCATAAACTCAATATGTTTTATTACGATGCTGATGGCCTTGGTGCAGGTGTACGTGGTGATGCTCGTGTCATTAATGAGCAAAACACAACCAAAGGCATTACTGAAATCCAAGCAGATCCATTCCGTGGTTCAGGTGCTGTACATAATCCTGATCAAGAGATGGTTGAAGCACGTAAAAATATTGATTTCTTTGCAAATCTTAAAGCTCAAATGTGGTGGTCTTTACGTATCCGATTCCAAAATACATATCGTGCGATTCAAGGTATGAAGTTTGATCCAGACAATCTAATTTCATTATCCACTCAAGATGTTGATAAGCGAGAGCTTGAGCAATTAAAACGCGAGCTATCGCAACCAACTTACACCAAAAATGGTGCCGGTAAGATTTTAGTCAACAAGCAACCCGATGGTGCGCTATCTCCCAATAGAGCAGATGGCGTGATGATCTGTTTCAGCGATATTAAAGGGCCTGCACGAGTTAGACCGGGTGGGGGTGGTTCACGAACTTATTAAGGTTTTTAAAATGGCAAAATCTAAAAACAAGCAAAAAGATACTAAGCCAAAATCAGCAGGCTTAATGTCGGAAGTTGCGGTTGAAACACTTTCATTTGCAATGGGTCGTGCTGCTGACATTGATGAGGTATTGAAGCAAGCTGGTGTGTCGCGTCAACGTCTATCAGTTTTGATGGCTGATGATGAAATCTCTCAGGCCATGGAAACTCGTTTAGATGCAGTCTTAAATGCGCCGTGGCGATTTGTTGAGGATCATGGTGATCAAACTATATTTTTAAAAGAGTTGTTTACCCGTTGGCACTTCGAGATTGTAACGGGTGCATGGGATGCCTGCCCATACGGTTATTCAGTAATGGAAGCCAATTATTTTATTGATGAAAATAATCGGTTCTCGATTGCTGAAATTGGTACCAAACCTATGGAGTGGTTTGAGCCGAAAAATACAGGTGCTTTAATTTTTAGGAAGCCTCAATCTAATACCGAAATTAATGTATTTAAAACCTATCCATTAAAGTTCTTTTTAACTCGACGCAAGCCTTCTTACAAACAGCCTTATGGAGATCCATTACTTTCAAAGCTTTACTGGATTTGGTTCTTTAAAACTAATTCAACCAAGTTTTGGGTCAAGTTTTTAGAGCGTTTTGGCTCACCATTGCTGGTTGGTAAAGTTGGCGGCAATAACCGCGTTCAAGCAGATATTGATGCAATGACTAGTGCCTTGCTGAATGCTCATTCTCAATCTGTTATCTCTATTGGTTCTGAGGATGACATAAATACCGTCGGCACAAACTTCTCAGGTGCTGGCTCGTCAGCATTTGAAGCATTTGATAATGTGATGACCAAGCGAGTGCAAAAAGTCGTACTGGGGCAAACACTGACATCTGGTAATGATGGCGGCGGTGGTAGCAAAGCATTAGGCGAAGTCCATAATGAAGTGCGTTTGGATAAACGTAACTCCGATTTAAGGATGATTACACCAGTCATTCAAGACATTATTAATGCGCTCTGCCTGCTCAATGGCTTTGAAAAGCACACCATTATTTTGGGTGGTGAGCAAGATTTAAATATCAAAGTGGTTGAGCGAGATCTAAAACTTAAAACACTTGGTGTTGAGTTTAATGATCAATACATTGTTGAGACATACGGGCTTAAACCTGAGCATTTTAAAGTACGTGCCGAATCGATTACAGCAAACACTCAATTCACAGCATTACCTAAAACAGCATTCAACTTTAAGGCATCTGCCAACAAGTTATCTGCAGCACAGCAAGAAGTTGAAGAATTAACGGATGGCCAAGATGATTTACAGTTATTGGATACTGAACAGATTAAACAACTGGTTGCTGAATCAGATAGTCCTGAAGCTTTGATATTTAATTTGTCGCAATTAATACCAGGTGCAACTCAATCGCAATTCACAGCCAATTTAGATCAGGCTTTGTATGCTGCTGACGTGTTGGGGTATGCGACATCAAGTAAAGGTGAGTAGTTATGCAACCAGTCACGTTTCTTGAAGCTCTAGAATACGCTCACAACAAAAAGATCGTCTTGCCTGATGAGTTTTACTCAATGGATCTAAAGACTAGGCAGATGGCAACTACGGTTAGCTTTTTATCAAGTCTTGAGCAGATTGAAACCGTTATTAAGGCCGTGAATAAATCGATTGCGGATGGTGGCACGTTTAAAGACTTTCAAGACCTAATTGCTGAATCTGAAATCATTTTGCCAAAGCATTACCTAGACAATGTGTTTCGCACAAATATTCAAAATGCCTATGGTCATGGTCGGTGGCAACAACAGCAACGAAATAAAGCTAAACGTCCTTATTTGATGTATTCAGCTATCAATGATAGTCGTGTACGTCCAGCACATTTAGCTTTGAATCGAATTGTATTGCCGATTGATGATCCTTTTTGGCTTACACATTATCCTCCCACGGGTTTCCGTTGCCGGTGCAGTTGCATAGCATTAACTGAAAAAGAAGCATTGAAATACGGCATTACGCCAGATGACAAACTGCCAGAAGTTGCTGAAGCATTGGATTGGAGTTCTCATCCTCTGCAGTTTGGTGAGCTTGAATCACTGGTTGATAAAAAGATCGGTGCTTCATCCTTGGATAAGGAATATCTGCTCGAGCAGAAAGAGGTCATTAAGGCTGAATGGACTGCATCTAAAAAGCTGACCAGTCTATTTGCTCCAATGGACGACAAGACTCGAGATCTGTTTGATACTGTGGCCAATACTGTTATTCCACTTGATCCAAAGATCAGACCAAGTGCGATTCGAACTTTCTTGGATTATGTTCAAGGCAATGATTCAGCATTAACCGGTTACCTTAATTCAGCTACAAGCTCACTGGCTGACGATGTTTTGAAACGATGGTTAGTTGCTGACATGAAAGCGATTCAAGCTGTGGCAAGTAATACAGCTTCAACCGTGGTTGGATCCGCAACCATTCAGCAGGTCGTAGCTTATGAAGTAGGTCAAACAGTTCAACTTAATTCGCCGTTACTGATGAGTGATACAGCCTCAGATATTGTGATCAAGGTTGAGAATGCTAAAGGCTTTGGTATTGATCTGGATATGTTGAATGCGGGTAACGGTGTTTTATTTCCAATAGGTCTGTCGTTTGAAGTGGTTTCTATTGAGGCAGTTGAAGGGCAGATGGTTTATACGTTGAAAGCATTAATTAACTAAGTTTTAAAAATGAATCTAGACCACTCCATTCGGGGTGGTTTTTTTATTAAGGAAATAAAAATGCGTGTATCAGGTTTTGAAAGCATTATGCCTACTGAAGTTAAAGAAGGTGTTGAGTTACCCAAATTTATTCGCACTTTAACAGTTGAAACAGCGGAAGAAGAACAGCAGTTGCGTTTATTTTTAACAGGTGCCTTAAAGGTTGATGAAAATGGTTGTCATTCATTAGGACGTGATTTTGGTTCGAATGCCTTAGCGATAAATCCAGATGCGACAAATGGTAGTCGAGCATTAGGCGAAGTACACAATTCCTCGGAAGCCATCCTTAAGCTAGATTACCCACTAGAAGATAAGTTGAAAATCATCGATACATTGGTTTCAGCTCTTAAAAATGAGAACTCAGTGTTCTATGATCACACCAAAGAAACTGAAGAAAAATTGTTGGCATTAATTCGAAGTATTTAAAAACACAATCATTCAAGACCACCTATTAAGGTGGTTTTTTTATGGAGCATGAAAATGCCAGATCCAAATGAAAAGCAAAAAAAGGAGCAGGACAAGTTTTGCTTCCAATTAGGCCAAGTCAGTGTAGACAAGCCTGAAGATGGAAAAAAGAAACGCACCTTCTCGGGTATTGCTTACAGCGGTGAAGCAATTACTGATCATTGGTATTGGGACAAGGTTGTATTTGATCTTGATTCCATTCAAATCAAAGGTCGTATTCCTGCACTACTTGAACATCGAACCAGTCAACGTGCTGGGGCAATCAACTCTCATTCTGTTAACCATGCCGAAGGTCTAAAAATTGAGGGTAATTTACTTTCAAATGAATTTGGCACTCAAGTCGCTCAAGATTCTGATGATGATTTTCCGTGGCAAATGTCAGTTCGAATCTACCCAACCACAGTTGAAGAGGTCAAAGAGGGTTCGGTCATTGTGAATGGTCGAACATTCCAAGCGCCTGTTGCGGTTTTCCGTGGTGGGCGTATCCGTGAAGTGTCCTTTTGTGCTTTAGGTGCTGATGACAATACAAATGCAGTGGCAGCCAGTCACTCTCCAAAAAACTTTAATCAACCAGAGGACACTAACGTGACCGAATTAGAACAGGCGAATGCCCGAATCAAAGAGCTTGAGACTAAAAACTCTGAGCTTAAAACTCAAAACAAACAATTTGCTGCTGCAAAACGTGAAGCTGAAATCACTGCACTTGGTAAAGACCTCGGCAAAGAATTTAGCGCTGAAGATATCACTGAAATGAAGAATCTTGATGATTCAGCATTTGCATTCTCGGCTAAACAGTTGCGTCAATTTTCGGCTTCCAAACCACCAGAGCAACAAACACCAGGTGTAAATCCTGCATTTGCACATTTGTTTAGCCATCAAGCAACAGGTGGTCAGGGTGGTCAAGCTCCACAGGGCTCGGCTTTAGATCAAGCATTCAACCAATTTGCAGCAGCGCAGCAACAAGGAGCTAAATAATGAGCCAGGTAGTTACAGGAACTATTGAAAGTAAACAGCTAGTTGTGGGCGATGGTATTCGTACTGAGAACGCCAAAGTCAAAACAGCAACAGCTTATAAGCAAGGTGACTTACTTGTTGTCAGTGCTGCAAACGTAGCTGATCACCCAACTGTGACTGAAGGTGTGGTTGGTGATTGGAATGCAATTGCTGTGTGTGATTTCACTGTAGAGCAGTCTACTTATCATGCTGTGAATAATCTTGAAATGCCAATCTATGTACAAGGCCCTTTCGATGTGGCTTTGGTAACGGTAAAAGGAGTTGCTTTAACCAATACACAGATTGACGCCGTTCGTGCTCAAGCACTTAAAAATAAAATCGAACTTCGTAAAGTTGTGGGGAACTAAGACATGAGTCAAATTTTTACATTTCAGAATGCACCAGTTGAATTACTGGATGTGCCACAACTTGTATTGTTAACAGATACCACCCAGAAGGTTGATACTTGGTTGATGGATCGCTTCTTTCCACAACGTGTTTCATACACCAAAAAGGAAGTTCCTGTCGGTGAGTTAAATACGGCAACTCCACTTGCACCGTTTGTTACTCCGACTGCAGCTGGTCGTCAGATTAAAGTAGGTGAGTCTGGCAACGTGAAATTCGTAAAGCCTGCCTACCTAAAACCAATGATGACGGTCATGCCAAGTGAGGTACAAAATACAGCACTTATCGCACGCTTACGTCAATTTGGCGTGATTGCGACTGGTTCTAATCGTTTATCCGATGCGGATCTATTGCTGATTGATCAGGCTCAAAAGGCTCTATATCTTCGACAATCAATTGAAAACCGAAAGCTGTTGATTGCACGTGATGTATTGCTTTACGGTAAAACCACTTTTGCTTCTGCAGATTTCCCGATGTATGAAGTGGATTATGAGCGTAACCCTGCTTGCAACTTCGCGCCGTTGATCAAATGGGGTCAAGCCAACGCTACACCTGTTAAAGATATTCAATCAATGATTGACTTGTCTATCGAGCACTCAGGTACATCACCGATCATGGCTTTGACCACATCTAAGGTGTACAACACGCTGATTAAAGATCCTGAGTTTAAAGAGAAATTCATTGCACCATATGCAGGTATTAGCGTTCCACTCACTCCGACTTTCGACCAAGCCGACAAGCCTCAATTCCGTGGCACTGTCGATAATCTCGAAATTTGGACTTATGACGTGAGTCACAATATGGGCGGTGCCTCTGATCGTTTTATTCCTGAAGACTTCTTTGGTCTTGTCTCGGATGCTAATGGTTGGATCGCACACTGTGCATTGCAAAACGTTGAAGCGTTTGGTCAGGCTTTGGAATTCTATTTGGGTCAATGGCAAGAAAAGAATCCTTCAAGCATTCAAATGCTCGCTGAATCATCTCCACTTGCTGTTCCAAATAACAAAAACGGTTTAGTCGGCGGTCGCGGCTTCGTTTAAGAGGAAAACACATGTCAAAGTACATTGCAAAACAGTCCATTGGTCACTTTCGACCAGGGCAGGAAATCACAGGGCTTGAAGCTAAACAACTTCAAGCCCTTTTAGCATCTGGGGCTATTGAAGAACATCAAGAGCCGGAAGAACCTAAAGAAGATGGCACCGCTGCACGATTGGCTGAGCTTGAAAAGGCCAACACAGACCTGACCGCAACCATCAAGCTAATGACCAATGAAAAGGTCAAATCAGATCAGGTAAATGCTGAACTCAAAGCTAAGGTTGCTGAGCTTGAAAAGGCATTAACGGATTCTGAAGCTGCTTTGAAAAAAGCTACTGCAAAACCTAAGGCCGGTGATAAGCCTGTGGACGAAACCAAATAGGTGATTCATGTACGCGACTGAAGCAGATTTGGTCGCACGATTTAGTGAAGAAGAGATTAGTAATTTAAAACTTATGGTCTCTAACCCTACCTTTGTCGATGATGCAATCCAGGATGCAACAGAAGAAATTAACGGTCACATCGGTGGTCGTTATCCTTTGCCGTTGCCAAATGTGCCCAGTAATTTAAAGCGTATGGCGTGTGATATTGCACGCTATCGCCTTTACTTTCAGCAACCGACTGAAGAGATTCGAAAGCGTTATGAAGATGCAATCGCATTCTTAAAACGTGTTGCTGACAACAAAGCACATTTGCAAATTCAATTGCCTGAAACAAATGAAATCGTGGACGATCAACCGAAAAACAAGCCATCTACTGCGCCCATTGGCACTTCTTATACCGGTGGTGTATTTGGTGATGACACACTGAATAAGATGCCGACCATGTGAGGTATTTATGAGTGGTGTAGCAATTTCAATTGATGTAGATGGTGATTCACCAATTCTGACCATCCTTAAAAACCTTTCTGATTTTGAGCAACGCAAGAGTGAATTATTTGAAGACATTGGCAGCATCGTTGTTGATGGTATTCGTTCGCGCTGGGAAGGTGGAGAGGGCCTAGAGGGTAAATGGCCCTTATCGGTACGAGTAATGCGTGAGGGTGGTACTACCTTGCGAAAAAACTCAAGGTTGTTGGATTCAGTTACCTATAACGTCCTTCCGGATGGAGTGGAAATCGGAACCAATGTTGTATATGGGCCGATTCATCATTTCGGTGGTGATATCAAACATGAGGCAAGAGTGCGAAAAACATTCTTTCGTCAAAACATGCGTACTGGTGAAGTCGGCAATCGCTTTGTGAAACGCGGTCGCTCTAACTTTATGCAGGAAACAATGGGTAAGGCCTATACGGTCAAAATGCCGCGTCGACCTTGGCTTGGTATTACTGAGGATGAGGAGCAAAGCATCTTGAACTCTATTGAAGGGGTGGTATTTGATGAGTAATTTTTTTGCTGTTCGGGCAGAGATTGCAAAAAAACTGGAAGAGATTTCAGAATTTAAGAAGATCTATACCCCAATCAATATTGGAAGTACTTCGGAATTATCTCAGGTTACACCATGCGCTCATGTGAATTATCTGCGCATTAAAAAAGTGGACGAGGCGGGCAGAGGTGCTATGAATGCACTGAAGCAAGAGTGGGATATCACCATTGTTGAGCGTCATGCTGCATCACAATTGTCGGATGGTTCAAAAGCAATCGATAAGGCTGGTGAGTTAGTTGCCAAGGTTATTCCACTTTTAAGTGGTTGGCGACCAGAGTCAAGTACTCGGCCATTATCACTGGTACGGATCAGTGAAGATTTTTCATCAACTTGCGTCTATATCACGATGGTATTCGAATCATCATTATTCATTTAGGAGCCAATAATGGCGAAACAATACAAGGCAACTCAGCCGGTCGGTCGCTTTAAGAAAGGCGATGTAGTCGGTGGGCTGAGTGATGCTCAAATTAAAAAATTACTGGCAGATGGCACAATTCAGGAAGTGCCTGAAGCTAAAACTGCTGCACCAACCAAGAAAACCACAGGGGATGAAAAGTAATGGCTAAAGAATATATTTCATTGCAGGGTAAATTCTATTTATCCAAGCTAACCAATGGTATTGCCGGTGCTATGCGCCATCTGGGTAACGTTCCTGACTTTGAGCTTGAAATCGGTGCGGATGTTATTGAGCATCAGGAGTCGACATCAGGTAATCGCACTACTGACTTCACGATGGTAAATACCACATCTGTAAATTTCTCTGGAACACTTGAAGAAGTGGATAAAGAGAATTTAGAGTACATTGTTTCCGGTACAAATACAGAAGTCACAAGTGACACGGTTGCTGATGAATCTCTAGGGACTGTGGTTGCTGGTGATGAAATCCAGTTGAACGGATACAACTTGTCACAGGTTTCTTTTAAAGACTCCACCAGCAGCACACCAAAAACACTTACTGCTGATCAGTACACAGTAGATTCAAAGTTTGGCACTGTGATTTTCCATGATGTAGCTGATCTAACGATGCCAGTTCTAGCCACCTATACTACAGGTGCTGTAACTCATACCACTCTGGCGAATAACTTTAATGAAGAATATGAGCTGTTCTTCAAGGGGGTAAATACAGCAAATGGTAAGCATATGGCTGTGCGCTTATGGCGTACCAAAAAGTCACCAGAGACCACTTTCCCTCTGATTCATGAAGAACTGGGTCAGTATGAAATTTCTGGTCAGGCTTTGTCTGATGTAGGTAAAGAAACAGATCCAACGCTTGGCTTGTATGGTCACATTGTTTCGATTCCAGCAGCTGTATAAATCAAAGCAGGCACAAAGAACTCCACAGGATGCATTAAGCATCTTTTTTTGTGCCTGTTTTTAGATGACTTTGAATTGTATTAACTAGTTTCTACAACCCAAAGTCATTTACCACCCTATTGACAGAAAAGTATATTTTTAAAGCGAAGCCGGCCTAACAAGTCGGCTTTTTTAATGCCTGCAATTTGGGCAAACCGCTGGCTAGGTTGATCCCCGAAAGGAAGATGGTCGTTTCGACTATTCATTGCATCTTCTTGCCAGTGTTTCTTTTTTAATGAGTAGTCGGAGCATATCAATGAATGCAATCGTAAAAATTGAAAACCAAACCCCATTTATTGAAGTTGAATTAAATGGAAAGGTGCAGCTTGGAGTAAACGCCCGCGACTTACACAAGATGCTTGAAGTGAAGGCGGAATTCTCTCACTGGATTAAGCGTCGAATTAAGCAGTGTAAATTTGAAGAAAATTATGACTACACCCTTGTCGTCAAAAAAGACGAGCAGGTATCGGGTGCAAAATATTTAAATGAATACATTATCTCGGTAGATATGACTAAGCACCTTGGGATGATGGAGCGCAATGAAAAAGGTCATGAGATTCGCAAATACTATATTGAACAAGAAGAATTAGCGCGTCAGCTTAAAGATGGTCTTCAGTCGCGAATCGGACATATATCAGCACAAGTCGAAATGATTACTCAATCACTTTCTGAGGCAGGTCGATTCCTGTCTGTAAATGGAAAGCAAACCAAACCAGCGCTACTAAAAGAACTGGATGAGCTAATGAAAGAAGCTCAGCCAGAATTAAAACTAGAGGGTGGAATTTGAAATACCATCATTTTTTATTTCCGCATTCCAAATGGCGAATTCTAGATTTTAAATCCAGTAATCATCTTGGTCGCATTTGAAAAGTGACCAAGAACCAACGCCACCTTCGGGAGGTTTTTTAATACTTGAAAAAAATACATTTTCAGCTATAAATAAATCTAATACTTTAAAGGATTGAGAGTTGTATTGTGAACGAGTTTAAAGAAGGTGATGTGGTTTTCCTAAAGTCAGGTGGTCCAGCTATGACTATCACAGAGCTAAGTGATGATCGGGCTTCTTTCTGTGAGTGGTTTGATAAACATCATGCTTTTCATAGCAAATCCTTCATAAATACAGCGCTAATAAAAGATAATCCAAACCCCAGTAAAAAATCTGCAGCAGTATAAACAAAAGCACCTTAGGGTGCTTTTTTAATACCTGAAATTTATATTTGAGATTCCATCATGAATGATTTTTTCTTAGCCACAAACCGAAGTATTAAGGTTTCTGTATTAAATATCGATATCGAAGTTCGTCAGATACAAATGAAAGAATTTGATATTTGGGCAACACATGCTGAAGTAATTAAAAACTTCATCAAAGATAGAAATCATTCAGATGAGATTTTGACTGAGTTGTTTAAGGTTCATGGCGTGCAAGTCATTTCAACAATTGCATGCGTAACCGATCTGGACAATGAATCACTCTTTAAACTTGCTGTTGATGAGCAGGGGTTTAAGGATTTGCTTAAAGCGGTACTCTTGGTCAATCAAGCCTACTTCAAATATGAAAAGCCAAAGCGTGGTTCCAATAAACAAAACACAGAATCAACATGGTTCGACTCATTTCAGTACTTAGTCAGTGCTGGTCATCGTCATCAAGACATTATGAGTATGACCTATGGTGCATTTGAGCAATACCTAAAGTCAGCGCAAAAAGATCATAAAAATAAGCTGCAGTATTTATCGAGTGTGATTCGCTCAGCTCACCACGCCAATGCCAAAGAGTTTAAAAAGTTCTTTGAGGAATTGAAGGAATAAGATACAGGTGACTTTTACCAAATGATTAGATATTCTCTTTGAAAACGGGGATATAAATTTATGAAAAAAGTTATTTTAGCGATGCTATTGGCAGTATGTTCATCTGCTTATGCCGTTAGTGTGGATTCAGTTCGGGGTAGTACAGGTTTTGTAGAGCGTGGCAATTCATACGGTAAAATGATTGATGTTTTGGGTAGTCCAGATTCTTCTTATAAACACATTATCCATGATCGTGATGGCTGGCCACACAAAGCAATCACTTATTCTTATTCACTCAATAATGTACGTTATGAAATAACAGTAGTTGATGGTGCTGTTTATAGCATTAACTGGGAGCGATGATTGTGGGTGTGAAGATATGCAGGTCATGCAAAAAACCCATGAAAGCTACCGATACGCATTGTAGAACTTGTGGCGCTGAGTACAAAAATAGCCCAGTGCTTTTGATTGTAATATTGCTTATTGTTTTTGGCGCAGGTTATTTTGCTTGGGGTAAATATAAGGAGAATGAAGCCAAACAACTTGCTGTAGCTCAAGCGGAAAAGGATAAGAAAATTAGTCAGGCTAAAGCAGAGCTATTAAGTGTGGGCGTAAATTCGGAAGATGCACAAAAAGTAGCTGAAGCAAAAGTAGATAATATAACCATCACGAATCCGCAACACATAAAGTCTTTCAATGACATTTTTGCTGAATGGCAAGATGCAGAAAAAGTTGCAGGTTCGACAAGCCGAATAGCATTAGCTCAACCAGTATCAAAACTTCAGGAAATCAAAAGAAAGCTTGCAGCCTCATCTTATGCTGGATGTATGGAAACAACTCGGATTTTGTATGTCACTGCAATGAATACGCAGATAGAAGCTTATTTAGAATTCATGAAGGGATCGGATGCTGAAGCAGCCGCACAGTTAAAGTTTATTGATTATTATAAGCAAGCTGAGCAGGCAAATAAAGAATATGTAAGATGCAAGCCAACACAACATACAAGCAATGGTGCGGAGTAATTTATAAGTGAAAAAATTATTTTTTATTTTTACTACCTTGATTTCTTTTGGTGTATCAGCTGGAGAAATTTATACCTGTACAATAAATGGCAAAACCATATATCAAGGAAAGCCGTGTCCTGGAAGTAAAGCACTTACTGAGAAAGTAAGCCAAGCTAAAGCCAACGAGCAAGCCAAAGAATTAGCCAAGTATCGTTATGAGGTTGAGATGCGTGAAATGAGTTTGCGCAAAGAACCCAGTATTGGGATGACCACAAATCAAGTTGGAAAATCAACTTGGGGGTATCCTAAAAGTTATTCCGAAACACAAAGTTTAAATGGTTTGTCTGAGTTCTGGCATTATGAGTCGGGAAGAATGATTTATTTTAAGAATGGTAAGGTTGTCTCAATAACTAAATAGTCAATCTTTTGGTACTTTCATAGAGCTAGAAACAAGCCGGAATAAGCGAAAGACTCTAATCACAAAATAAACCATAGACCACCTTAGGATGGTTTTTTAATTCCAAATTCCAACCACCGAAAGGTGGTTTTTTTATGCCTAAAATTTAGAGGTCAGCATGTCTGGAAAAAACTTAACATTTAAATTGGTGCTGGATGCTGACAACAAGGGGTTGGTAAGCACTGCAAAAAATTCTGAAACAGTGATGAAGGCTGTTTTTGACTCAATCAGAAGTGAATCAGACAAGTTAAAACAGGCCACTGAATCAGCCTCTAAAGAAATTGGCAATATCGTTCCTAAAGGTACAAGTGAATTAGCAGACAAGCTTACTCAATCACTTACCAGTGCTACAGGCATTATTAAAGATGCCGGTGACAATGCTAAATCTACAGCGGGAAATTTTACTGATTTCGGGAATAAGGCTGAAAAGGCTTTAAGCCAACTTAAAACAGATTTAACTCAGGCTAAACAAAAACTTCAGGAGTTCTCAGCAACCAATGCGTCGCCTGCAGATATTGAAAAAGCCAAGGTGCAAGTTGATCAATTAGAAAAAGAAGTTCAACAAGCGGATCAAGCATTTAATAATTTTCAGGGCGAAGTAGGTCGAGCAAATACCAGCTTAAAAAATACTGATACAGCAGCACAAACAGCGCAAAAAGGGCTTAATGGTGCGAAGTTTGCTGTGACCGCACTCGTTGGTGCAATGGGGGCACTTGGTGTTGGGCTGGGTATCCGTGAATTAGCCCAAGCAGCAGACTCATACACAAATCTTTCAGCACGAATCAATATTGCCACTAAAGATGGGGGTAACTTCAAATCTGCAATGGCCGGTGTTCATCAAATTGCATTGATGACCAACTCAAGTCTTGATGCTACCGGTGATCTGTTCTCAAGGCTGAATGCTGTCGGTAAAGACATGGGGATGACACAACAGAACTCCTTAGATTTAACCAAAACCATTAACCAAGCCATACAAACAAGTGGTGCATCAGCACAAGCTAGTGAAGCATTTACAGCCCAATTTATCCAGAGCATGCAGCAAGGCACCCTACGTGGAGAAGAATACAACTCCATGATGGAAAACGGCTACGGCGTTGCTGAAGCACTAGCGCGTGGTTTAGGAGTAACCACTGGCGAACTTAAGAAGATGGCTGACAACGGCGAACTAGGTGCAGAGCGTGTCTATAAAGCCTTATTAAGTCAAAAAGATGCTGTTCAACAAACCTTTGATCAATTTCCTACTACCATCAGCAATGCACTGCAAAAGATTTCAACATCATGGCAAATTCTTATTGGAGAGATGGATCAGGCCAATGGATCAAGTGCAACGGTAGCAAATGCCCTATCAGTCATTGCGGATAATTTAGGGATTCTAAAATTATTCTTTGATGATGTAGCTGCGGGAGTTGGTTGGTTCCAAGATAAGTTATCTGAGATTGATCCCTCTACAATTGAATCCATCCAAAGCACTTTATCGGCTGTATACGATACGATTAAAACGGTCATATCGAGCCTAGCTGGAATGGCAGAAACTGGTTGGAGTGCCTTCTCATCTGTATTAGATGCTATTGCACCACTATTTAACGCAATCTTAAATGGCAAAGAGGAAGTAAGCGGGATAACTACATTATTTAATGTTTTTAAAATCGCTCTAGGTGTAGTTTCAGACGCAGCTACAGGTCTAAATATTGCGCTTAAGTTACTTCTTGCTGGCATTCAATTTATTTCAGGTGGTATTCACGCACTTAGCGCTTCGGTTCTTGATTTCTTCGGTTTTGATGATCTTGCTGCACAAGCGCAAAATGCATCTGATGCGTTATTCAGACAGGCTGAAAAGAATGCATCTGAGGCAAATCGGTTGGCACTTGAGAGCAAGTCAGCGACACGAGAAGCAATCCGAGAAATCCGTCAGACTGAAGAAGAAGCAAACCAAGAGCGCATAGCTGATAGCCAAAAAACCCTAGATGAACTCAAAGCCAAAGAGGAAAAGCATAAGGCTGACTACAAAGCGATAAGTGACGAGCGTATTCAATTAGAGCAACAGCTATTCGATGCACGTAAAACTGGCAACCAAGCCTCTATTGATTTAGCCACAAAGGGTTTAGCTGAGCTTGACGCTAAGGAAAAGGCCTATCAGGCTGAAAGTCAGAAAATCACCGATGCCAAAATTCAAGCTGCACAGACTGTTGCAAATGCAATGATTCAGTCGGCTGATGCTGCTGGCATGGCACAGCTAAAGGTTTTGAATGCCCAACTGGCGGCTCAGGGATTACAGGCTGAGTTTGATAGCACTGGAAAAGTGGTTGTTAAGGCTATGCAAGAGGCTGTTGTAGCCACTGAAGGTCAAAGCAATGCAACAGATAAGGCTCGTAAAGCCGCGGCTGCCCTCGGGATAGATTTAGATGTTTCTTTAAATAGGGTTTCAGAGAAATTTAAAGCAGGTGAAACCAATGTTAATAGTTTTGTTGCTGGCTTAGAGGGCTTGGGGGTTACGGGCAAGCAGGCGGGTGAAGTAACTTATGAAGCTTGGCAAAAGTGGACTGAAGAGGCTAAAAGCCAAGCCGAAATTGATCTAGCAAAGAAGGGATTGGTTGAGTTCGGTAATCAAGGTGTCTTTTCTGCCAAACAGGTTGAAATGGGGATGCGCTATCTTGATGAAGTGAATGGCAAGCTACCTAAAAATATTTCTGAGGTTGAAAAAGCTTACAGACTGCTTGGCATAACATCTCGTGAAGAAGCCGGGAAAATGGCTGATGCACAAATGAAAGCGTTCAATGTGATGCAAAATAGTGGGACAGCATCTGCTGAGCAAATCAAACAAGCATTAATTAACATGGCGGATAAAATTTATGCTTCTGGGGATGCAGTTAAAATTGCTTTGTATGAGTCGAAATTAGGAGCGAGTGGTTTAGCTACACAGGTAGATGAAACTGGCAAAAAGTCAGTTAAGGCTATGTCTGATATTGAGCAGTCGATTCATCGTACTCGCAGTGCTACAGACGGTGCAAAAGATGGCTTTAGAAGTCTTGGTCAGGTGGCACGTGAAGAAGCCCAAAGCGTTAAATCGGAATGGGAGCAGGCAATTGATGCAGCTCAAGCTTCAACCGATAAGTTTAGGGCTGAAATGAAACGCCAAGGCGAATCATTAAGCAAAGGGATTTATGATTACGACTCATACAGTAAGGCTGATGTTTTATCGCAGCTTAAAAGTAAGGGCTATAGCGATAAAGAGGCAGAGAAATTGGCAGGTTCAATCTGGTCTGAAGCAATGTCAGCAGATCGTGCTGCTAAAGAGCAAGGATTGGGCAAGGATGGAAGTTTAGCAGTCAAAGCACTAATTAATGCTGAGTACAATAATGCAGCCTCTAAAGGCTTAACCACTCAGCACGGTACAAACAAAATTAATGAGCTGATGCGTCAAATGACTGCCAGTAATCTTGTGTCGACAGGCCCTTCAACCAAGCCTGTAGATGTGAATAGCCTTGCTCCTAATGTGAGTATGCCTATTGCAAGCCCAGCCACAACCAATGCATCCAAAGACGTTAATTACAACATTAGCTTTGGTGGTCAAACACTCTCATTGTCAGGATCAGCAGAACAAGAATCTGCAATGAATCAACTGATCAAACAACTTAAAACACAGGCGAAATCAACATGAAGCTCGTTCGCTTAGCAACATCAGAAACCGTCCCATTAGAGGACGGTTTTTTATGGCCTGATGAATTTTCATGGAAAGCCATTGAACAGAATCAAGCCTACGCCATGGATGGTACTTTGCAGATTCAGGAAGGCAAAAAGAAGTCTGGACGGCCTATCACTTTGCAACCGGCTGATACAGGCATGGGTTGGATCAAGCTGCGTGAATTACGAACTGTTTTGGAGTGGTCTAAGTTGCAGGATGAGAATTTCAAATTGCAGTTTGAGCAGCCTCATGACAACCGTCAGTTCACCGTCAAATTTAATCACCAGGATGGGGCTTTAGAAGCTGATCCAGTGAAAGGAATTCCAGCGGTATCACTGGATGATTATTACAACGTGACCTTGCGCTTTACGGAGTTAAACGATGGCGATTGAAACCAAAGATTTAGTGATTTACAAGTCTGAACGCTTGACTGATAACTCGGATGGCGGTGGTAAATATTCTGGTGTGGTGGTGCAGGATGGCATTAGTAACAACCTGTTTAATGATGTGTCAGAAATGGATCGAACCATGGGTGATGTATCCATGCGCAAGGTCTTTCCTGCCGTCACGACTGAAGACACTGACCTCTTGATGGGCGCAACGGTCTTTCTATCTGAACTACCAGAAGATCCAAACGTGTCAGCACTGCTTTTCAGTACCAAGAACTGGACCGATGAACGCCAGTCTGCCCAGAACCGGGTCGAGAATTATTCAGCTAAGGGTGGTCAGATTGCCGGCACGCCGCTCGATACGCACTGGAAAGGCATGTCATCACTGCAGGTGGCTATGTTCCCGCAAGAGGTTGAATCATCCGTTGGGGATACGATTGTCCTAATTAGTGATGAAGGCAAAGCTTTGGAGCGTGAACAGTATGTTCGCATCACAAAAGTTGAGACTCGCACTGCCATTATGGTAGTGGATGGCAAAAACGTGGAATACAAGATTGCCACTTACTCATTAAATGATGCTTTGGGAATTGATTTTGTTGGTTTGTCTGCTCGTCAATGGTATTCAGGCGGCACATCAAAAACTATCATCCGCGACACCATTGTTGCTGATACTGGCCTGTACTACTCATCTACCGCGTTGGCTTCTGATGCGGGTGTGGGTGAGTTTACCGTCAATGCCAAAAGTATCTTTGCCCAGCTGATTCCATCGGCCCAGACTGAAACACCCATCATTGATGTGAACGCTGCCGGTGAAAGTATGGTACTGGTTTCTGGCAACATAGGCACTATTACAGCCAATTATCCCAATATGGTCATCGGGGTTAGTCAAAACCTCTACATTGGCTCTGCAGTGATTCCGTCAAGTATGTCATTCACTTTGCAGGGCCAGCAGATTACCGATCAGGGCGGCTTGCTTAAAAATACCCAAGGCACTCAAGTTGGAACGATTGATTACCAGCGTGGCCTGATCCAATGGACTTCCGCAGTTCCAGCCGGAACCATGAGCTTAAATATCACATTCAAGCCAGCAGCTGCACCAAATCAGTATTACCAAAGTCATGCTATTCCGGTGACTCAGAATAACCAAGGTACAAACTGGACAGGGGTTTTGATTCCGATTCCAGCACCTGGTGCTTTATCGATTTCATATATGTCACAAGGCAAATTTTATGAGCTTAAAGACGATGGTTCAGGTCAGTTGAAAGCTGCTAGCCCTTCGTTTGGTTCCGGCATGATTAATTATGAAACTGGTTCATGGCTGTTGACCACTGGTGCGCTTCCTGATGTAGACACACCAATTTTGTTGAACTGGGGCACACCGATTGCAACTTATCAGCGAGCCAATTTACCTGTACTGCCTGCGAAGTTTGATTTCAATCTTGTGCAAGAGGCTATTCTAGCCGGTAGTGTGACAGTGACTTGGGTATTGGAGGGTGTGACAAAAACAGCAACTTCAAATAATGCGGGTAAATTTACTGGTGATGCAACAGGCTTTATTAATTTTGCATTAGGTAAAGGTGCTTTGATTCCAAATCAGTTACCGCAAAAAGGTACTGTATTTAATTTTAGCTATCAGTTTGGTGATGCAAAAATTCAGGATGTGCCAGCAGCTATTCCAAATGCAAGTCAGCAACTCGCATTTACCGTTGGTACTGGTGCAGCACTGCAACCCAACTCGGTCATGATTGAGGTTCCACTCACATCGGCATTAGGTGACACGATTACGCTTGTTGTTACAGACAATGGTTCTGGCTCACTTATTGATGCTTTTGGTCAGGTGCAAGGGACAGTCAACTATTCGACTGGCGCGGTAAGTATGACTCCGGTTGTTTTAACTTCATCTTTCTATGAAAAGACACCTGAGACTTTTAGTCTCTCCAGCTCAACCCAAAGTGGCTCGAGTTCATCACTACCAACGGCTACAGCAACCACTAGCTATAAGCCACAGTCAAACCCCTGGGCAAATTATGTTGCAGGTTAAGTGAGGAAATATGACAATTTATCAATCACAGCCAAGTAGTGTTGCTCTTGGAAATACAACATACAAAGCTTTTTCTGAAACGACAGGAATTAAAGCGCATTACCGCGATGCTTCCGGCAGTACATCTGGCACAAAATCCATAACAAGTGGTGACTTAAAGCTTGATCTCACCTATGGCTTTAGCGAGCAGATTTTATCTGGATCGGTACGCTTTAAACTAGGTGACAGCACTTTTATTGATCGTGACGGTTTGATTTATCGCGACATCAACCCAAGTAACGGCAGTGGTATTCAATCGGGTGTGATTCGCTTGGGTACTGGTGAAATTGAGTTGAGCTCATGGACACCAGGGCAAACCAACTCATTAACACTGGAGTCCTTGATTACCACAACCGATCTACCGCCAATCAATAAGATCAGCTTTAGAACACCAATCATTCCGGTTCGCCCACAGTCGATGACTATTATCGTGACATCGCTTGAATACGGTCAACTCACACTGACTGCGGATGAAAATGGCGTAATTGAAACTAGCCGGGCGCATGGTCAGGTGAATTGGGACAATGGCTTTGTCAGTATTTATTTCTATACCAAAACCAAAATAACCGAAGCAAATAGAGCTGAGATTGAAGCGAACGATTGGTATGATCCATTGCTTGAATATCAGGAAGGGGTGGACATCTATATCAATATTCCAGTTTGGGTCGATGCTTCATCAGTACGCTATAACGCAGTGGCTTATACTTATATTCCGCTAGATTCTGAAATTTTAGGTTTGTCAGCAACACGTTTACCGATTGATGGTCGGGTGCCAATTTTCCGCACAGGCGGTATTGGTATTGTCAGCTCAAGCAAGGTGCAAGAGTTGCCAAGTGCGATTGCGGGCACTACCTACAACATGAATGATCAGCGCATTTCATGGGCAGAACTGGAAGATGCTAACGGAACGAAAGTAGCTTTCGATTTATACACAGTTGATTATGACTACGGCCGTGTGACGCTTGGTGGTGATTTTGTGCTGGGTAATCTGGTTGCACCACTAAAAGTGAAATACCGCTATCAGGATATGGGCTTAATCCGTGATGTACAGATTAATGGTCAGCTAACATTTACCAAGCCTCTAACCCATAACTATGATGCGGTGGATACCATTGTCGGATCTGCTTTGGTCATTGGGGATATGCAGGCACGCTATACACGAAAGTTTGTGCAAGGTTCATGGAGTGGTACTTGGGCGGATGAGCCTGTAGGTGCAACAATTCCAGCTAATTACAACGATGCTTTGTATCCGATCCAAGTCACCAATAAGGGTGCTATTCAGGAACGCTGGTATATCCAGTTTACCAGCGCAACAGATTTTCGTTGTATTGGCGAATACTCCGGTCAGATTGGCATAGGCACAACAAATGCAGATTATGCCCCAATCAATCCTGTCACTGGTGTGCCGTACTTCATCATAAAGAAAGAAGGTTGGGGTGCCGGATGGGCCAATGGCAATGTGCTGCGCTTCAATACAATCGCTTCAAACTTCCCGGTCTGGGTGATTCGCACCGTGAAGCAATCCGAGCCTACTGTTATTTCAGATCAATTCCAGATCATGCTACGCGGTGATATTGACCGTGTGTTGTAAAAAATCAAACACAGATATGACCGCTATATGCGGTCTTTTTTTATGGGTAAAAATATGACTGGATTAGTAAAACATTATCAAAACTCAATGAATGGAATCCCGCAATTAACCAACAATTGGGGTTCGATGATCAATTTGCTTGATGCGGTATTGGTGCATGGCTTTAACCATGTGCCTGTTTTGGGCTTATCCAAAGCCAATGCAGAATCTATCACAGCAACAATTAATCTTGGTAGTGGTCACGGTTTTATTGATCGACAAGTGGTGCGCATTGCAGGCTCTACAAATGGATGGAATGGTGACCATAAAGTCCTAAGTGCTGACACTAGCTCAATTACGATTGAGTGCACAGCTGAGCATCCAATAGTTATTTCTGGTACGGCATCGTGTTTTACAGCACCCGCAGATTTTGAAATTGTGCATCAAACACCGAGCGAATCTACTGAGCCAAAACGCGCATATCGCTCAACCGACCCTGAATCACTTGGGTTAATCTTACTTGTGCATGATTTTTGTAGCATTGGTGCAGCAACTGCTGGGGCTAAATTTGCAAAAGTCGGTCTCGTTGAAAACATGACCGACATTAATACGATTGTTGGAAATCAACTACCTGAAGATGCCAATAACTGGGGTTGGGATGGCACATATCATGGCTGTGCGAAGTGGTATTACGCAAATCCGCAGTATGGTAATGCCTATGACCAGCGTAATGATACACAGGCGCCAGCTGCAGGTGGTCGTACTTTTGATCTAGTAGTAGATGGTAAATCCATGCTTCTCAGTGTTCAAAACCAATGGTACAATGCACTTTATGGTTTATTTGAATTTTATGATGCAGAAATACGCGGTGCAAATGCCATATTAGCTGCAACAGGTCTTAACTTTAACCCGACGCAAGCTCAAAACCGATATGCAGCAGCGCGCGGCGGGTTAATGACAGGATTTAACAACTCAACAGGCCCAGGTGACGCTGCAAGCCAAGCACAAGCTGGGTTGCTGTGGTATAACAATTCAGCATTGCGGCAAGATCAAAAAATATCACGCCCTATCGCTTTAGGATTTATGACCAATAACACTGCGATTGATGCTACATCATCAAGTAATTTTTTACTACAAATGCCAATCTTAGATAGCAGCATGGTTTTCCGTGGCTCAATTCCGTTTGCACGAATGCAGATGGGGGGCGGTAGAAACGGAACGTATTTCACGGACGATGGAAAAATCAAATGTCTTTCGTTGTATAACGGAAACTTTGGTTCACAAAACTATGCGTTTGCTATGGAGTCTTTATGAGCACAATGAAGATTACACATGCAGGCTACTCAACGCCTAAAGTTAAGCTAATTTCGGGGCGTACATTAGAACTGGGTGTAGCAAAATCAAAAATGGTGCGTATATATAGTCGCAATAGCGGCGCACTGCTTAAGCAAATTAAAAGCAATGAGGATGGTGTTTATAAAGCATACCTGCCATACGATGCTGCATATTTAATTGTTGGTGTGGATGAAAACAAAATCTTTAATGCGACAGCTCAAGATAATGTAGGTGCGAAATGAGTCAATCGTCAATTAAATCAAAGCTTGCCATGATTCAAGCCTTTGCAGAATTTATGGATAACGGTAGCCAAAGTGCTACCGTTATTTTTTATGAAGGTGTGCAGCCAGTCAGCCCTACTGTTGCAGCAGATTCAAACAGTGCTCTAGTGACACTCACATTTCCGGAGCCTTGTATTAAAGAAACCACGTCCACTTATGTAGAATTTCACCCAACCGATACTGCAACCGTGATTAAGTCGGGCACTGCAACATGGGCACGGATCTACAACGGCGCTGGTGAAATAGCTGCCGATCTGATAGTAGGCACAGATATTACGCTTGCCAATACCAATCTAGCCCTTGGTGGTACGCTGTCTATCACTTCAATAAAACTCAGACCTTAAATTAAAAGGGTGCTCATGTGGATTTTAAAAATAAGCTCGGCACCGTTGATGCGCACAACCTAAACTTAAACTTTAAACCCGATAATACCGACAGCCATAACATTATTCTCAATTTTGAGCACTTAGCCGATGGCTCGACCAATCTCAATTTTGGGGATGATGTATCTGCTGTAATCGACACAGTATTAGATGCTGAGTTTAGTTTTGAAATCACTGCAATTTATGCTGACAGTGGTGTAAATACTGCAGTTATAGACACGGTACTCGACACTGAATTCAGCTTTGATGTAGTTGCGGTCTTTAAAGAAAATACTGATGTCATTGGCCAAATCGATACTGTTTTAGATACGAGCTTTAGTTTTGAGGTCGAAGCAGTATTTAGTGAAAACTTATGCATCATTGATACGGTTTTGGATACTGAATTTCAATTTGAAGTTAAAGCATTATTCGATATTAATCATCTGGTCGGTGTGTCTTTAGGTTTAGGGCTGCAGTACCAGAGAGCCATCACAGCGTTGAGCTCAATAGAAATACCGTGGGCCAAGCCAATATTAAGAGTCTCAAATGAGGCTCTTTTTTATGACCAAGGCTTGGTGATTTCTAATCAAGCAGATATCCGGTATGAGCAAGCAGGATCATTAACTCGGGCGGTCAGATCCTTGCATAAGCAGGCAACCGGTTTAAGTTCTAATGCATGCATCATCTGGGAGGAAGGCGATAAGCGCTTTATTCATCAGCGATATCTGCACGATGAAACAATCAAGTTGCGTCATAATCGGGAAACGGTCTGGCAGGAAATGATCCGCAAGCGTAAGAGCTTTATCTATTCGCATGACGTAGCCCAAGTCTTTGAGCACCGCTTTTCATTTGAGTGGGATAAAAGCCTTGAGATTGTCACCAAGTCAGATTTGCCTTGGGATCAGGCCAAAGCGATTCATTACCGCAAGCATCCGGTTCAGCCTTGGCCAAAGCCTGAGCTACCAAAATATGAAGGTAATGGTGATTTAAATTTTATCTGCTTATGTCATGACGTTGATTCACATAATGTCATTTTAAATTTTGGTGCAGATGACTGTATTCCAGCACTGCCAAAAAGGAACTGGTGGTATATCGTGAATACACTAATAGCCGAGCGACTGGATACCGGCGAGAAGATCAAAGTTATGGATGGCACCTACAGCACCAGCCGGTCACAGTGGTGCTGGACCTATTCAATTACCGTGGCGCATACGGAAAAAGAAAAGCTGCAACCAATCAATGGTCAGCCGGTGATTCTTAAGATCATGATCAATGGGTTTGAGCACCATATTCTGCTCGAAGATCCAGAGGAGACCCGACGCTTTGCCAGTGTGCTTTACACTTACCCGGGGCGAAGTGTTACTGCCTTGAACTCAGATAAGTATGGGCCAACACGCTCATTCATTCAGGATAACGAACGTACCTCTGTTCAATTGGTTCAGGCTGAAATTGATCGAGCGAATAGCGGTACCAGTTTGGATTGGAAGCTGATTGATGAATTGGGCTGGATTATACCGGTTGAAAGTCTGAGTTATGCAGAACTGGCACCCATCGATGCAATCAAGCAGGTGGTTGATGCAGGCGGTGGCTTTATCTATAGCCAGAAAGCAGGCAACACACTGACTATTTTACCCTGGTACCAGAAAGGCTACTGGGATACGATGCCCCTTGATGATTACGATATTCTATTGTCTGAAAGCTTGGTGATGCAGCAGAACATCAAACAGAATGATGAATACACTGCCGACTTTAATGCCATCACTGTAGTGAATAGCCGCAGTGGTGAGAGCCTGAAAGTACAGCAACGTGGTACTTCGGGTGATGTTCCGCTGGAAACGGTCACAGGACCATTATTCAATGTAGTGTCTGGTGCCAGTTACGGCAAAAATGAGTTGGTGAAAGCCAATATTCAGGAGTTGCATACTTTCTCAGATATTCCAGTGAGTTCGGAAATTGGCGAGATGCTGCCCGGAAAAACGATTGCCTTTAATGGCCAGTGGTGGGGTGTGATTGATGGCGTAAGCGGTAGTTTTTCACATGAAAAAGTAACTGAAACAATTGCAGTGGAGCGTATCAGCCGTGACTAATCCTCTTTTTGAATTGCGGAAACTTTTAAATCCGACCCATGCTGAATACATCGGCACCATTACATCAGTGAAGCATCCAGAATACCGGGTGCAGATTGACGGTGGATACGGACCGGTGCTGTGCACATCAGGGACCCAATATAATTTAGGCGCTCGAGTCTTTATTGCAAATCAAGTTATCTTGCGACCTGCTCCAAGTGGGTCACATTCACAAGTAGAAGTTTAAAACCATTCAACACAATGCACCTCCGGGTGCTTTTTTATTACCAAAATTTAGGGGGCGCAAGTGAATGAACCAAGTGCATCACTTTGGAAAAAATTAAATGAAGTGACGGATAAGCTACAGAAAGTATCTGAACAGCTCATTGAATCAAATGCCATCAACAAGGGGTATCACCAAGCACTTGATCAGCAGCGTGTAAAAATCGATTCACTTGAACAGCAAAACCATCAAGCCCAAGGCGCTATCGGTTTACTGAAGTGGGGGGCAATGCTATTGCTTGGTATCGCTGTTTCAGGTGGCACATGGACAATTAATACAATCAATCAACTTAAACAAGATACGGCAATTATTCAAAGCCATAGAGAGGATCGTAAATGAAGTTTATAAATGAAAATGCATGGAAATATCTTTCCGTAAAGCTCCCGATCTTGGGGGCTTTTTTAATGCTTGTATTAATTCCTGCATTACAGTGGGCGGTAGATTTTAAGGTTATTCCGGTTGAATACCATGCATATGTGACTGGCGGCTTAATGGTTGTATTATCATATATTGGTAAAAAGCTATACCAACCATCATTGCATCAGATTCAAAGCTTTGCTGCGGTCCCAAGTACGGATGATAATTTGAAAAACTTGTTTAGTAATTTTAGAAAAATTTTAGGTGGTTCTCTTACTCAAGCACAAGTAAGTAAAATTAATGATTTGCTTGCGGGGTTTAAAGGTGAAAAGTCAGTCAGTCAAAACGGAATCAATTTACTTTCAAGTTTTGAAGGGTGTGAACTTGCAGCATATTTATGCCCAGCGAAAGTATGGACCATTGGCTTTGGCACTACAGTTTACCCAAGTGGTGTGAAAGTCAAAAAAGGGGATACTTGCACACCAGACCAGGCTAAACAATTTAAAGCACATGATCTAAAGCGTTTTGAGAAAACAGTCAATGATTTGGTCAAAGTACCACTTACCCAAAACCAGTTTGATGCGCTTGTATCGCTCACATACAACATTGGCACAGGTGCTTTTGAGAAATCCACACTGCTTAAAAAATTGAATGTTAGCGATTATCAAGGTGCCGCAGATCAATTCACCGTATGGAATAAGGGTGGTGGTAAAGTTTTGCAAGGCTTGGTAAGTCGCAGAGCTAAAGAGCGAGAGTTGTTTTTGAAGTAGTGATAAAAAAGCCCTCAAGTGAGGGCTATTATCATATTTATTCATTTTCCCATTGGGTAACTAATCGTTCAAACTCACAATAAATTTTTTGATTATTTCGTTGTTTTCGCAACTCATATATATAGGGCTTCAAAGCATTCCAGTCATTAACAACTGATGTTTTTCTCATTCTTTTATATATACCGCCATCCAAAGCTTCTTCAAATATTCCGCAAGCTAGAAACTCATAGTGATTTAGGTATGCAAAAACAATATCATTTTGAGACTTATTTGCTTTAATATCACAAGCAAGATTCGTTAGATTTACATTCCCCGAATCACGCATTTCAATAAATTTCTTTTTACAGTCTAAATAAGACACATCCACTCTTTCGTGCAAGGCGAGATCAATTGTGGCGCGCTGGCGTGCCTTTTTTTCATTCTGTGTATTTTGAATTTTTAGTGCTTTAACTTGTAGGGCATTAAAAATTAACGCACAAGCAGCGATCAATAAGCTGATTGTTTGTAGAAAATTTGGAAGTGTCATGCCTAGGATCATTACAGGCTCGTTCAATTTTTTACCCCAATAAAAAACAACCCTCACATGAGGGTTGTTTTGTCTAACTTATGGTTAATTAAATCTTAAAGGTCGCAACCCTCGAAGCACTCGACAGTTGCAAATACCACTTTAGCATCTTTCATAATAAACTCCTTTGGGTGTGTGAAATAGATATATTATAATTAAAATTGATTTGCTAGGTATGAGAAATCCTACTAAACTTCTTTAAACCTTTAGCATGTGCCAATATTATTCTAAAGTGAATAATTGAACAAGGGTTTTGGTATTTCTTTTTGTTATAATTAATATACTTAATAGTCAGTACAGCTTAAATCCCCTCTAAGGAAGTACATTAACTCTTCACCACACTCAAAACCAAAAAACAATCAAGGCCACCAACTTTAACTTAGTCGGAATTCTGATAGAAAAACTTTAACTTGCAGGAATGCGCAAGTTTGCATATTTCGCAAGTTGATGGATCAACACTTAAATTTCACTTCCTAATTTTTTCTCAATAAAACACTTCACTACAGCTTCAATAGCTGTATCCGCGGTTTGCTCAGCTTCCTTGCTATCTGCACGTGGACCAATATAGAAAGCAGTCCATCTTGAATATGAGCGCACCAAACTAATTTTTTCTTTCTCAATCAGTTTTCCACATAGGTCCCAATTTAGTTCCGGCACATTTTTTACTTTCATAGCTCTGGCAAGAATAGTGGGTAGTTGATTGTAAGTGAGCTCGGATACTTTCAT